AACTTGATCGTATTAGAGAACTTGCTGGTATGAAAGATGAAGATCAAGTTAGCCCTCGTTTTGCTGGTGTGCAACAAACTAAACATGCCGACGGTAGTCAGACTACAGACTATCAGCAAGGTCCTTTGCAAACTACAAACAAAGTAGATGCACAAGGCCGTCCTATTACATCTAAATCCAGTTATGAACTAGGCGTTGCTAAAGTTGATACAGAGCTAGATCACAAAAGTGGTATTAGATCAAATGCTGTTACTACACCTGGTATGGATCCAAATGAACTGTTGCCTACAGCAGGTATTGCGGCAGCACGTGGCGCAGATCCTAAAAAGTTTGCGGCCTTCCAGAAACAAAATCCAGCGGCAGTTAAAGAAAGTCCTGAGCTCATTGCTATGTTATCGATTGCGGGCCTAAGATGAAAATATCCAAAGAGCAGTATCGCATGATGGAGCAGGAACTGCTCAATGAATTGCCTATCAAAGTCAATGGCAATGTCATTGCATACAACAACTATATCATCAAGCAAGATAAGCAAGGATATTGGGATCTGTATGCTAATTTCAACGGTTTAGATCTAGTTAACAAGTTTTATCTAAGAATTTCAGCTGTTATGGCTGCTAAACAATACGAAAAGTCTAAGATGCAAGAATTTAATTCAATTTTGAGTATGGACAGTCATTACTCAAAACTACACAATGATATCCTACATTTTAGACATCAGATGAAGAAAACTAGCGATGTTGTTAAGAAAGATAACTATTTGTTTAGATTACAAGAGTGTTATCTCAAATTAACTAACATAAAACAAGAAATAGAAAAGATGTATAGAGCATCATTTTAATAAATATATTATATTCTTTAGGATAGAACCATGCAGGTCAGCGATTTTACAACCCCAATTAGCAGCAAGATTTTAAACGAAAACATGGCCAAGACATTTGGTCAGAAAGTTGATCTAGAATCTTTTACATTAGAGCAATTAGAAAATGCTCGTAATAGACTACGCACTACAATGAACACCATTGAGACTAACGAGAGTTATGACGCAATGATTGAATCTAGTGCTTATCACAAAACACGCAACCTTCTTGATGTGATTAACCAAGCTATCCGAGAGCGCAATGAGTTAGGCGAAAACGTCCAAGAAAGCGAAACATCAAATATGAAAAAAGATCCAAAGAAAGCAATGAAGCGTCATGCTGCCATGGAAGGCGTAAGCGAAGAATGGCTGAGAGTTGCGGCATGGAGATTAAGACAAAAACATGATACTGCAAAAAATCTAATCGACGAACTAGTTATTCAAAACACACTAGACGAAGATCAAGCACAATATGTAGTAGCAAGACTGCTAGCAGAAATGACAGGCAATCAAGAGGCTGTTCGTGTTCTTACAGAAGGCGAAGAAGAACGTGCAGAATTAATCATGGCCAGCAAGGACATGGTTGACAAATTAACAGGCTGGTTAGAAGACACTGCTTCAATGCAAGCAGAAAACATGTTAGAACTACTAGACTCTATAAGAGATGAAATGGGCAACGACGTAAGCGAAAAGTATGCATCAATTGTAAAACCAGCCCTTCAAGAAATTTACACAGTGTTAGAAAAGAATCGTCAAGCATTATCCGGCGCAGTTGGCGTTCTAACAGGCCAAGAAATACCAGGCATAGGTAATGACATGGGTATGGAACCAGAAATGGGACCTCCAGAGACTCCAGACGCAGAAGCAGGCATTGAAGAGCCCCCAGCAATTGGCGGCACTGCTGGCCGTGAGCAACGTGAAAGCGTTGAGCGTAGTCGCAGACTAGGCATGATACTAAGTTCAAAAAAAAAGTAATTGAGTCAACTGACGATATCCTAGATATCGTTGGTTCACTTGAAGCAATACAAAAACAGGCCGACGAAGCTGGACAATCAGCTGTTTACAACTGGGCCGAAAATACCTTTAGCGATTTCACAGGACTAACCCTTAACGGATTAAAACGTATTTGGGACAGTCCAAACGGCAAAATACTCAAACAGTATATCAAACGGTTTGATGACAACAGTGTCGAAATCAAAACAAAGAAAGAAGGTAATTCTACATCCGGAACGTCTAGCCAAAGTTCTGTGGCTAAGATGGCCAAGTCTGCCACGGCTCGCCGACAAGGTTGACATAATTATACAATTATAGTATATTATGTTATGTCATTATTAATAGAAAAATACCAATACACCGCATTATCCAGAGACGACACAACAGGCAAGCGTTTATACGCAACACCAGATGGGAGTAAAGTTCCCAGTGTTACTACAATCTTAGATAAAACAAAACCCGCAGAAGCTCGTGAAGCACTGGCCAATTGGAAGAAAGCTGTAGGAGAAGAAAAAGCTCGACAGATTACTACTGAAGCTGCCAGTCGCGGAACACGGATGCATACATACCTTGAGAACTTTATCAAGGGCGAAGAGCTCAGATCCACAGTTACTAATCCATTTGCCCAACAAAGTTTAGCCATGGCTAAAACTGTTATAGATCAAGGCTTTCCTAAAATCAACGAAGTATGGGGCAGTGAAGTTCCTTTATACTTTCCTGAACTATATGCTGGCACCACAGACTGTGTGGGTCTACATGACGGGGAAGAAAGTATCCTGGACTTTAAACAGACCAACAAGCCTAAAAAACTAGAGTGGATTGACGATTACTTCCTACAGTTAACGGCCTATGCACTGGCACACAATGAAGTTCACGGAACTAACATACGCAAGGGTGTTATTCTAATGTGCGTTAGACCGCCGGAAATCAGCCCAGGAACATGGGGAGACCCAGTTTATCAAGAATTCTTAATGTTACCAAAAGACTTTGATTACTGGACAGAACGATGGTGCCAACGGGTAGAGGAATACTACGCAAAATACGGCTAAATATCCAATAAGAGGATATTTTCATGGCCGTCGTTCAAATTTCAAGAATACAGATCCGTAGGGGACAAAAGAACCAAGGATCAGGGTTACCACAGTTAGCCAGCGGCGAACTAGCATGGGCCGTTGACACACAAGAGTTATTTGTGGGCAATGGTGCTGTAGCAGAAGGTGCGCCCTATGTTGGTAATACCAAAGTGTTAACCGAACACGATAATCTTTTAGACCTTATTGATCAATACGTCTATAAGAACTTTGTGGGCAGTAGCTTGCAAACAGGCAGTGATCCTAACTTCCCCATTGAACGCACTATTCAAGAACGACTTGACGAGCGAATTAGTATTTTAAGTTTCGGCGCCATCGGAGACGGCAGCACTGATAACACAGCAGCCGTGCAACGTGCCATTGATCAATTGTTTTTAAATCCTGCAACTATTACCACAGCTGACAGCCGTGTTACTTTAGAAATACCAGCCGGAACATATATCCTATCCGGCACAGTCTATGTGCCTAGCTACTGTAACATAGTGGGTGCTGGTATTGGCAAGACCATATTCAGACACGCACACAATGAGCCAGCCTTTATCTTTATCAACGACAACAGTGAAATCGGCAACTACCTCAGCGCATTAGACGACAGCTCTACTACATACAACACACAGCCTAAGTATATTAGAATGGAAGGGTTCAGTGTAAGAAGTTTAGTGGCTACAGAAACTATGATGTTGTTGAATGCAGTTCGCGACAGCTCCTTTCATCAGATTGAATTAAGCGGACAATGGGCTAGCCTAGACGGCAGCAATGGCAGCAGTGTAGGATTTAAACTACAGGCAATCAGTGATATTGTGACCTGCGAACGTTTGTATTTTACGCAGTGTAAAGTTTCAGAACTCAGCTATGGCATATTCAGTGACCATGACATCAATCATTGTGTTTGGGATCAATGTGACTTTGACACATTGTATAGAGGTTCTAGCTTTGGCTTAACAGCTGACTTGTTTTCAGCGGGACAAATATATGGTCCAAGACAAAGCATAATTTCTAACAGTAGATTTAGTAACATTGATCGTGAAGGATTTATCATTACCAATGGTAGCGGTAACATTTCAAAATCAAATAAGTTTTATCTAGTGGGCAATGATGGTGCCAGTAATTTGAACGCAGTGACATCACATTTAAAATTTGTTACCAGCGGCAACAGCACGATTCAAGATTGGTTTGACCGAGTTGATGATCTTGCAGAAGCAAACTTTACAACCAAATACTACACACCATTTGAAGGTTACCTACAACATCAAAACAATTTTGTTCGCAAGGTAACATTGCTACAGAAAGCCAGTCAATTCCCTGCGTTTAGATTGCCCTATTATGGCAGTGCATCATATACCATCAACTACATGTATCAAAGCATGAGTAACGGTGCTAGCCAGGAAATAATGAAGAAAGGCACACTGAGTATTGCAGTGGACAGCATCAACAGCAACGTTCAAGTTGTTGACGAATTTGACCACACCGGGACAGCGGGCACAGAGTATAACTTACAATTCTTTGCCAGCCTAGTTGATTCAGACTCAACTGGTGGTGTTGATACTTTAGTGATATACTACACTAACTCAACTGTAAGCGACAACGGAAAGTTCAGCTATTCGTATTCCGTTATTTCTTAATCAAATTGATTGCTTTTATTATCAGAATATATTAAAATAGATCTAATATTGATAGTAAAAACGCATCCAGCAAAATAATTGTAAGTCATTGATTTATAATGTCTTTTCATACCTTGTATTAACTTGGGACATGAATTAGGTATCTATAAATAATTTTCTTATTTAGGCAAAAAAGAATATGAGCGATATAACAGTAATTAAAAGAAACGGACAAAGAGAGCCGCTGACCATTGAAAAATGGCAAAACCAAGTGGCAAAGATATGTAAGGGAATTGCCGACGTAAGTCAATCGATGATTGAAATCAAAGCACAGCCTCATTTTTATGATGGTATTACCACTCAAGAAATTGACGAGATTACTCTACGAGCTATTGTTGATTTAATTGACATTGAATCAAATCCAGATATTGGCCACACCAATTATCAATATGTTGCCGGTAAACAACGACTATCAATGCTACGTAAAGATGTTTACGGAGAATACGAAGTTCCGCATCTTTATGAAATTGTAAAGACCAATGTAGCCACGGGACTTTATACCAATGAACTGCTGAAATGGTATACCGAAGAAGACTGGAACAAAATGAATGACATGCTGGATCATGAAAAGGATGAACAGTATAGTAATGCGGCCATCGAACAACTGATTGAAAAATATCTAGTTAAGAATCGTAGCACAAAACAAACATATGAAACTCCGCAGATTAGATATATAATTGCCGCTGCCACTGTGTTCCACAACGAAGAACCCAACACGGCTCGTATGAAATACATTAAGGAATACTACAATGCTGCAAGTGACGGACTATTTACATTGGCCACGCCGGTGTTGGCAGGGCTTGGGACACCTACTAAGCAGTTTAGTAGTTGTGTGCTTATTCGCTCGGATGATGATCTGGACAGTATTTTCGCATCCGGAGAAATGATGGCCAAGTATGCCAGCAAACGTGCAGGCATTGGTTTAGAAATTGGACGACTACGTCCATTAGGCAGCCCTATTCGGGGCGGCGAAATTATGCACACAGGTATGATACCTTTCTTGAAGAAGTGGTTTGGTGACCTGCGTAGTTGCAGTCAAGGAGGTATTCGTAATGCAAGTGCTACTGTTTTTTATCCTATTTGGCATCATCAGTTTGATGATCTTATTGTTCTTAAAAACAACCAAGGAACAGAAGAAACCCGAGTCCGTCATATGGATTATGGGGTTGTGCTTAGTGCTTTCTTCTGGAGACGATTTAAAAACAAAGAACAAATAACATTCTTTGATCCCAATGAAGTGCCAGACTTATATGAAGCATTTTACAGCAACACAGAACTGTTTGAAGAGCTGTATGTAAAGTATGAAAAACAAAAAGGTCTCCGTAAGAAAACGATGAGTGCTGAGGAAGTATTCAAGAGTGGCATACTAAAAGAGCGCACTGACACAGGTCGTATCTATCTTGTGTTTATTGACAACGTGATGAAGCAAGGCCCATTCGATCCCGAGTATCATACCATTTACCAGAGTAACCTTTGCTGTGAAATTCTTTTACCTACTAAGTCTTTTAAGCGTCTCGATGATGCCGATGGCCGCATCGCTTTATGCACTCTTGGTTCTATCAACTGGGGAGCTTTCCGAAACCCAGAAGACATGCGCCGTGCTTGTCGCATTTTGCAACGTAGTTTGTGCAACATACTTGATTACCAAGACTTCTTGTCGATACAAAGTAAATTAAGTAACGATGAAATACAACCATTAGGTATTGGTGTCACTAATCTAGCCTACTGGCATGCCAAGCGTGGACTCAAGTATGGCGAAAAAGATGCACTGCAAGATGTTAAAACCTGGATGGAACATCAAGCGTTCTACCTAACCGAGGCAACTGTTGAATTAGCCAAGGAGCGTGGCCCATGTCTACACAGCAACCGCACTCGCTACGGGCAAGGTCAATTCCCCTGGGAGCTACGTGCCAATGGAGTCAACGATCTAGCAGACTTTAAACCTGAACTTGATTGGGAAACTTTAAGAACTAACATGAAACAGTATGGTGTTCGCAATGCAACCTTAATGGCCATTGCCCCTGTTGAAAGTTCTAGTGTGGTTATCAATAGCACCAATGGCATTGAAATGCCAATGAGTTTGATCAGTGTTAAAGAAAGCAAAGCAGGATCATTTACACAAGTGGTTCCTGAATATCATAGATTGAAAAACAAATATCAAATGATGTGGGAACAAAAAGACTGTGATGGATACATTAAAACTGCGGCAGTGTTAGCTGCCTATGTTGACCAAAGTATTTCAACCAACACATTCTACAATCCAGCACACTTTGCAGATCGCAAAGTTCCAACCACATTGATTGCCAAGAATTTAATGATGGCACACTATTGGGGATTAAAAACCTTCTACTACAGTTTGATTAACAAAGCTGGTAGTAAACAGGTAGCAGAAGCAACACCCGAAGTTCACTATAATGGATTTCACAATGAACGAGAATTAATCGAAGACGAAGACTGCGAGGCATGCAAACTATGAGTAAACAACAATACAACTTAAACACAAAGACAGACTATCTCAATCGCAAGATGTTCTTGGACCCAGCAGGTCCTGTAACTATTCAACGTTTTGAAGAAGTAAAATATAAAAAGATTGCAGACTTTGAAGCCACTGCACGTGGGTTCTTTTGGCAACCAGAAGAGATTAGTCTAACTAAAGATTCAAACGATTTTAAAGACGCTAGTGAAGCTATCAAACATATTTTTACCAGTAACTTGTTACGGCAGACTGCACTGGATAGTTTGCAAGGGCGCGGCCCAAGCCAAATCTTTATGCCGGTGGTATCATTGCCAGAACTAGAAGCACTGATATACAATTGGACATTCTTTGAAACAAACATTCACAGCAAGAGCTACAGTCACATCATTCGCAATATCTATAATGTGCCAAAGGATGTATTCAATACAATTCACGATACAAAAGAAATTATTGATATGGCTAGTTCAGTGGGCAACTATTACGAAGCATTGCACATGGTCAACTGCCGCAAGCAGATGGGAGAACCAGTAACCGAAAAAGAACATATTCGAGCAATCTACATGGCACTACACGCCAGCTACGCACTAGAAGCATTCCGCTTTATGGTTAGCTTTGCCACCAGTCTGGCCATGGTAGAAAACAAAATCTTTATTGGTAACGGAAATATTATTTCATTAATCCTACAGGACGAGTTACTACATAAAGGCTGGACAGCTTATTTGATCAATCAAGTGGTCAAAGAAGACACTAGGTTTGCCGAAGCCCGTGATGAATGTCAAGCAGAAGTCTATCAACTCTACATGGATGTGATCCGTGAAGAAAAAGATTGGGCAACTTACTTGTTTAAGATGGGTCCAGTTATCGGACTTAATGCAAACATTCTACGCGACTTTGTGGACTACACCGCAGTTGATGCTCTTAAACAAATTGGTATCAAGTATCAAGCAAGTGCTCCTAAGTCAACACCCATTCCTTGGTTCAACAAACACGTTGACACTAGTAAGAAACAAACTGCACTACAAGAGAGTGAATCGACTAATTATGTTATAGGAGTTATGGGAGAAGGTATTGATTATGATGCTCTCCCTGTGCTATAATAAGGAACTAACATGGCAAAATTACATGAAGAAGTAGTTGTGCTTAAATTAAGCAAACTAGTAAAAGAAAAAGACGGAACAGCAGTAACACTAGCAGATGACGAATTCTGTAGTGCTGTTGAACAAGTGGCCCAGGAGTTACTGGGATCGGGTATTATTGTAGAAGTGGAGAAAGCATAATGAAAGTAGTAGTTTGGAGCAAATATCATTGCCCATACTGTGACCAGGCAAAAGCATTGTTGTCACAAAAAGGTTATAATTTTGAAGAACGTAAAATTGGCGATGGCTATACTAAAGAAGAGTTATTAGAATCAATTCCGGCTGCAAGGACAGTGCCACAGATTGTTATCAATGGTGATGTCATAGGCGGCTTTGCTGATTTAAAAAGATACTTTGAACAAGAATATAAAGTCGGATTCGGCGACGGAGAAATTTAATGTTATTACAAAAATCTAAATTCGATCAAGGTGACATTGTCAGTCTTAAACTTATCACTGGTGAAGAGTTATTGGGCAAGTATGTCAGCGAAGACATGATGGAAATCACATTGTCAAAACCTTTGATGTTGGCTATGACTAAAAATGGTCCAGCAATGACTCCGGCGATGTTAACTGTGGATCCAGAAAAAGACTTTGCCATTGCAAAGAGTGCTGTCATACTCAAAGCACCGACTATTAAAGAAATTGCAGACCAGTATACATACCAGACCACTGGCATTCAGGTAGCATTGTAACACTATGCCAGCAGTAGCAAGAATTGGAGACTCGATTACAACCGGCCACGGTTGTGACGGAACAACCACGTTAACTGGTCCATCTAGTGACGTTTTTGCTGACAATATTGGTATTGAACGTCAAGGCGATCCTACAGTAGTTCATCGATTAACAGGCCACGGTTGTTCGGTTAGTCATGCTGCTTCTATAAATGTGGGATCTGGCAATGTTTTTGTTAATAATAAACCTATTGCTAGAATTGGAGATTCAGCCGATGCTGGTTCTATAACTTCCGGATCCCCAACTGTATTTGCCAACTCATAATGAACAGTTTAGAAAAAGTTTGGGCAAGAGCCACAGGTCATTTAATGGGTCACACAGACGAAGATCGTCCTGATGTGCCGATTCTTTCCCTACGGGAAGCAAGAGTAGCGTTATTCCTTAAAACGTTTTGGGTAATAATTCACATCATTACCTGCTGTTTCATAATTGCAAACACAATTCGTCACTGGTAATAACTAATATAACAACAAGGAGACCATAACATGGCAACAAACAAATATTCAGAATTCACAAAAATCGTAGAAGCAATGGAGTCAGACTTTGAAAAGTTCTATGACAAGGAAGTTGGCGCTGCCGGCACCCGTGTTCGTAAGCATTGTCAAGATCTAGCTAAATTGTGCAAAGAAACTCGTAACGATGTTACCGCAGTTAAGAACGCACGTAAAGAAGTAAAATAATACTATAAATACTGTATGGCATACAGCAACAAGGTCATCGACCACTATGAAAACCCTCGCAACGTAGGATCGTTTGAAAAAGATGATCCTACAGTTGGGACCGGTATGGTTGGTGCTCCTGCTTGCGGCGATGTAATGAAACTTCAAATTAAGGTCGATCATGATACAGGTATTATTACAGATGCAAAATTTAAAACGTATGGCTGCGGATCGGCTATTGCGAGCTCGAGCCTTATTACAGAGTGGGTCAAAGGCATGCACATCGACCAAGCTGGATCAATCAAAAACTCCGACATCGCCGAAGAACTAGCATTACCGCCAGTAAAGATACATTGTAGCATATTGGCTGAAGATGCCATCAAAGCAGCCGTAAATGATTACCGTAACCGACACAGCGGCTAAAAAGATCAAACAACAGTTGACCAAGCGTGGTCGAGGCATAGGCATCAGGTTAGGTGTAAAAACTACAGGATGCAGTGGTCTAGCTTATGTGTTAGAATTTGTCGATAGTTACGAAGCCGAAGTTGGTGTAACTAATTACGCTCAGACAGATTTTGCACTTCTAGTTGATGCTAAATCGGAAGTTTATCTAAAAGGTCTAATTGTTGATTGGGTTCGTAATGGACTTAATGAAGGATTTGAATTTCGCAATCCAAACGAACGTGACCGTTGCGGCTGCGGCGAAAGTTTTAGAGTATGACAAAGTATTGGAATAGATCCTCAACCAAAGAATGGATTGCACAATTAGAAAATCGTTTAGAAGACCTGGACTATTATCTAAATCGAACCATTGCTTGGGCCGAAAGTAATGACATTGTAGAACAAGAAAAAATCTTTAGTTTGGGATTTGTTACAGTGTTGTGGGTATGCCACATGCGTTCCGAAGATGTGTCTAGACGAGAAGTTTATGAACTACTAGGCGTAGCCGATTGGCAAGAAGCAGACGATTGTGTCATGGAATTGGGCGTTCAACTCAGCGACATGGACTACGAAGACATGCTTAATTTAGTTGCAAGAACCTTGTCAAAATAGTAGACAAAAATTCATGTTGATGTTACAATATGAATTGTGTGTAACTTTTGATAACATATATGTCAATGCATTTAGAAGGTCCGTGGTTATCTACCACCGGAAAGAAAAAAAGCAAACAAAAGTTTGCGTCCGCAGAGCAAGCTAAAAAAGCTCGTGAATTAGACGAGTCTTGGAAAGCCATGCAAAAACGCTGGGGTGTTGAAGCAGATGACCGTAAGCGTAAACGAGCCATGAGTGCTGAGCCGTTGAAAGGGTGGTATTCATTGAGTATTCCGGAAGGTCGTAGCACAGCACATATCAAAAGTCTTGGACAAGATAATGGCGTAGCTACATTGCCGCCAGCCAAAATATATACTGGCACTAAAGTCAAAGGTATTGCAACCATGCATAAGAGTAATGCAGTGCCCGTTTTCAGTGATGAAGAAGCCGTAGATATTTCAAAAATGCGTAGATAATTGACTAACTACTAGTTATAACTAATTAACCCAATCAAGTAAAGGAGAAATAATGAAAAATTTCATAAAAATCTTACTTGTATTGATAGGTCTAGCAACAGCAGGATTTATTGGATACAAAGCGATCATGTATAAACTTGATCCAGATAAGCAATTGGTAAAAGGTGCTAATGCCATTACCGCCGAAGTAAGGAACAAGCAGTTAGATTGCCTTGCTAAAAACATTTATTATGAAGCCGGTGGCGAACCTTTTGAAGGCAAAGTAGCAGTAGCACAGGTTACTATCAATAGAGCAGAAAGCGGCCAGTTCCCCAACGATATCTGCAAAGTAGTTTACCAAAAGAACATAGTCTACGAAAAGGTTCTTTGCCAATTTAGTTGGTATTGTGAAAATGCCAGTGCAATGAAACCAAAAAACGCAGCCATGTTTAGAGAAAGCGAACTGGTTGCCAGACAAGTATTGTTAGAGAACTTTAGATTGCCCAGTTTAAAACATGCCCTCTACTTTCATGCCACACACATCAATCCAAAATGGAACCGAGAAAAGGTAGCCCAAATTGGTGGACATGTTTTTTACAAATAAAATAGGAAATAAAGATGCAAGTTAATCTTAGAGATTTGGTCAATCTAAACAAAGTAATGAATGATATTAGAGATAACATCAGCCACCTCAGTGCAGAAACTTTGGGTTGGGTTGCGGTCATTTTAGTCCATTTGGCAACCATTCCAACATTGGTGGCAATCCTAACCGGACTAACCGAAAAGTTACCCCCAGTTGATATGGTTGCGCTAATTTGGTTGGGCTTGTTTACATTCTTTGTCCGATCAGTGATTGCCAAAGATTTGCTAAACATCATCACAATTGGTTTTGGATTCTTTGTTCAAGCAATGTTAATGGCGTTAATCATTTTTAAATAACCAAAAGACATTGACTATCTAAGCCTCTGACAGTATAATACATACTACAGAGGCTTTTTAATTTCACACACACAGAAAGGCAAATATGAGAAACTTTGTAATCGGCACAGTCTTCGGATTGATTCTTGCCACAGTTGAAGTTAGCGGCATTATTCGCATGTTGGACAAGGGTGTAAGCACAGTTAAAACACAATCACAGGAGTTGGCAAAATGAAAAAGTTTATTTTAATCCCAGTAGTTGCGGCACTGACTGCCTGTTCAGGCATGAAGACTGTCGAAGAACGCAAAGCCTATGCAATGCCAGATTGGTATGCAGAATGCCAGCAAGCAGGCGTTAAAGGTTACTTCTGGTGGAAGAAAGAGTTCGCTTATGCTTGCGGTGGCGGCGAGTCGGCTCACGCACAAGCAGCCGAAGAGCAGATGTATGCCATTGCAATGAATAACTTTGCCAAACGCATTAACAGTGAAGTTAACAGTGAAACAAAGATTGATTTTGTCAATGACAAGAAGTCTACTAAAACATCAATTTCGTATGTTGTTAAGAATACAACTATTCGTGAACATATGAAAACAGAGACTGCACATTTTACCATGCAAGGTCGCCATCACACATTTGTTCGTTTAGAAATGCCTAAGCAAGTGTTTGATCAATTGATTTCAGAAGCTAAAGCATCTAGAGGTCAATGATGAAATTGTTGTTGCCAGCGTTGGCTGTGGCAATATTGGCAGGTTGTGGCTCTACACCAAAGCCACAACAGACCAGCCAGTTTTGTTATACTAATCAAACAATTGAAACAGTTAACAAAGAAAATGTTACCAGCAAGACTACAGTAAAATGTTCAGATGATCCTGTAGAGCGCATCACTGAAGTTAAAGTGGGCATTGCCGGTAACTGCGGTGAATATGTTTATTGGACTAAAATCGGAGGATACGATGTTCAAAGAAGGGCTATCAGTTGCCAAAAAATGGATGGTAGTTGGCACATTCTTCCTAGCAGTTTCGGTCGGTGATGCTCAAGCGCAAAGCTGGCACAGCGGCCGGACTGTAATCCGTAGTGATTCGATATTCACTATTTTCGGTTCTGTAATTGATCATGTAAATAATAGACTAACAGAAGAAGTAACATCTGCACATGAAGCGGCATTTTGGCATGCTGTAAATAATGCAGAAAATGGGCAAGTTACTAGATGGGATAACGGTAATCACAATGGATTAGTTGTGGTTATCATGACAATGCCTTCAAATAATGGCTATTGTCGAAAAGTAGAAAGTTTGATTGTGCAGAGCGGAGTAAGCAGGAGTTTTTTAGATACTGTTTGTTATAGCGATACTGCTAAAAGTTGGACTTTTTGGAATAAATATTAAAATAAAGAGGACCAGGATATGGCATCAGGATTTCAGAACACACAAGATCAACTTACACCAAATTTTTATCGTGTAAGTATTGACGCAAGCGGTTACCCAACTACTGCTACATTAAACACATCAGGCGGCGTTGAAGTAGATGATTTTAACTCATTTACAACATTACCGACTAGTTTGAACAACAGCCGTCGACGAGCACGTGGTAATATGCGTTGGCAAGCGATCATTGACGAACTAAGTCAATTTACGCAACCAATGATTCTAGACATTACTAGTTTAGAAGCAGGCCCTAGCACACTAGACGAATCAGACGACATCACTACTAGTTTGAGTTTCACTGTTGGTTATGCACAAGAAGAATATGTCTTAGGTGGATGGCAGAAAATCATCGGCGCTGGCACATTCAGCGACGGTGCTACAGCACTGACAACCAGCACATTTGAAGCATTGTCAGCAACCAACTTAGCTACAGCTATGCAAAACTGCATTAAAGAAGCTATCACCCGTGCTATCACCCGTGGCGGTGCAAGTGCTGGCTACACTAGAACTTACAGAACCATGGACCCAACAGATGCTGATAGTTCTTACCAGGAAGCAATTACTGTTCTACAGCCAGACACTCCATCAGCAGTATGGGCAGACCTAACAGTGACCATTGAAGCTGACTTGACACAAACAGCTTAATCATAAAATGATCCTTGGGCTACTATTGCTAGCCACCGGCTTGATAATTTCGGCGGTGGCTATCTATTATTCTGTCATCGGTCTTGCCGCAATCTTTGCCGCGGCCACTATTCCAATCTATATCATGGGCGGAAGTTTGGAAGTTGCCAAACTAGTATGTGCTAGCTGGTTAAAAGCCAATTGGGAACGTGCTCCGAGATTTATTAAAATCTACATGATGGCGGCAGTAATTGTGCTTATGTTTATTACCAGCATGGGCATATTTGGATTCTTAAGTAAAGCCCATACTGATCAAAGTCTAGTCAGCGGTGATGTTACTAGTAAGATTGCAGTATATGATGAAAAGATTAAAACAGCTAAAGAGAATATAGATGCAAACCGTAAAGCTCTTAAACAAATGGATGAGGCTGTGGACCAAGTCATGGGTCGAAGCACAGATGAAAAAGGTGCAGATAAAGCCGTGGCTCTCCGTAGGGGTCAACAAAAGGAACGTGGGCGTCTCCTTGCTGAAATTGAAGCCGAACAGAAAAGAATTAGCATATTTGCTGAAGAGCGAGCGCCGATTGCCGCCGAGGTTAGAAAAGTAGAAGCTGAAGTTGGGCCGATAAAATACATTGCTAAATTAATCTACGGTGATGATCCAGACACTAACCTTCTGGAGAAGGCAGTCACTTGGGTCATTATCCTTATTGTTATTGTGTTTGACCCATTGGCAGTTATTATGTTGTTAGCCGCTCAGATGACTTTTGGTTGGTTGAAAGAAGAAAAAGAAAAAATCAAACCAGCGTATGAACCAGATGACGGTCCGTTAACCGACAAACAAATTGAACAGATAAAAGAAACAGCTCCCACTCCCACAGAACCAGTGGTTGAAAAATCTATACTCGAACAGCACCCGTATCTTACTGCACCATTTAGCCATTTTACAAATATCAAACCAGTGGTTGCTAAATCTGAGCCAGTTTTAGAAACTGACTTTCCAAAAGCTGAAGACAATGAGGCTGCAGAAGAAGCAGCCAAGTGGGCACAAGAACAAATCGAAGACTCAAAAAAAAAGAGCAAATATATAATCAAGAACCAGAACCAGCAGATCAAGAAAACCAAAGAGTAGAATATGTGCAAAACGCTGAACAGAAAAGCGACACTCTTTGGAAACGTATACAACGAAACGATATATTTTTAGCTAGAGACAGAATAACCCGAGAATTTTCTGTGGACAGATTTGACGGGATTATAAATATGGTCACAGACGAAAAAACTAAACAGTTTATGGAAGATTTTAGAAAAGACAAAACTAGAATTTCTACATATACTGATGATGAATTAGAACATTTTGCATATTACATTTATGAATCTAGGAAAAATCAACCTAATAACACCGCCCGATAAGCTGTTTAATCAAAATATTAATTACTTGCTGATTAAGCCTAGCACTGAAACAAAAATCCAATTTCAACAAATACTAAGTCAATTAGTTGATGACATCAATGTTTTTATATTTGATGAAAAAGAAACCGACATGGACTGGATGTTAAGTGTAGCACATCAATGCGATGCTGTGATCATAGACATCGATAACTGTGATCCAGTAACTAAAAACTTTGTAAGTTATTTGTTATCATTGCCGTATTGTCACTATATAACAACAGATGAACTTACTCCATGGAACTTGATCAGTAAAAATAGAATTTATAATTTAGACATCCTAATTCAAGAAGATGAAGACGAGGAAGAACTTGATGAAGAATGATATGAAACTTGAAGGACTAACCGTTATTGTAAAAAATGACGATGTTAATCGAGCGTTAAAGAAACTTAAAAATAAAATGGAAGATTGTGGCAAATTGAGAGATCTTCAAAAGAAGGAATTCTACGAAAAGCCAACTACTGCTAGAAAACGTAAAAAATCAGCCGCTAAAGTTCGTTACCAAAAACAACTAGAAAAAGAACAACTACCTAAGAAAATGTATTGACATTTTACCCTATACAGTGTATAATCTAGTATAGGAGGCGTAATGGCAAGACATTTAATGGTAGACTTAGAAACGTTGGCTACATCACCAAATGCTGTAATTCTTACACTTGGTGCAGTAACTTTTGATCCCGCAAGCAATCGAATTTTTGATAAACTCTACTACAGAATAGACGTTGACAGTTGCGATCGATTAGGCATGGTAGTTGATGATGCAACAATCGAATGGTGGAGTAAACAATCTGCAGATGTAAAAACTGAAGCATTTGCCGAAGACAATCGTGTAGCCATCGAAGAAGTCATAGAAAAGTTTCACAAGTTTGCATGGAACTGTGATGCATTTTGGAGTCATGGCAGTATTTTTGACTTGAATATTTTAGACACCTATTATAGAAAATTAAATAAAGCGCCTCCGTGGAATTTCTGGCAGATTCGAGATACTAGAACATTGTTTGATTTAGGCTATGATCCAGAAATGCCAAAAGAAGGACTGCATAATGCGCTGGAAGATGCAAATCGACAAGCCATAGGTGTGCAAACAATTTACAGAAAATTAAATAGATTCTTTAGATGAAATTACCAAATAGATTATTTTTTACCGGAGTGCCGGGCAGTCGATGGAGTGGCATTGCTCAAACTGTAGAACAAATTCCAGGGTTTAATCTCAGCGATCGCACACTTGACCGTGAATTTAGTCACAATGGGTTTACTGGACACAAAGGTGCATACTTTGGTCGCGGCATGGAATTTGAAACGTATTTAGATCCCACATATATCGACAGTGCTTGGACAGACCCACATGGTTGTAAACTTGTTAAAAGCCATGAAT